CCCCCAAGGGGCTTCTCTTCGACTGACTATCTTCGCACCTTGCATAGAATCTCCCTAATCAGGAGCCTGTGCACTTTCAGGTGTAACGCCTTATGGCGTCTTACCGTGAGCACGGATTGCGTTGATAGAACTTGGGACCTGGGGGTTGATCACCCCCAGGACAGTCGATTTGTGCACAGTGATGTGCATGAGCAGACTTGGACCTAATCAGTTCAATTAGGCGTTATGCCTGCTTTAAGTCTGTAAACAAAGTGCTACTAACCCGGCTTGTCCGAGCGCTCCATTAACTGCCATGTGAATGGCATCTGTTGTTATGACGAGATACAATGTCTCTGATTTGCCTTGGTAAGGCAGACAACGTAAATCCAGGATCTACATCATGCCCAAACCATTTGTTCGTAAGCCTCCCTATAGCCGCAATCGTACTAAAAACACGACGACAGTTGTTGGAGGTTGGATCAATGGCAAGCAGACAAACAATTCCACTGGTGTCGTAACGACCTTACAAAATTCCGCAAGGTCCGCAACGATAGTAAACCAGGATAGTATGTCCGATGTAGTTCAGCCGGGATATCAGCAATTGATATCCATGGGGCAGGTTGTCAGCCACCCCATGAGTCAGGTTAAGTCAACGTATTCATGCGCTGACACTGGTTGCAAGGTCGAGCACAACAACGGTACGACGAAGGCTGAATGGGACGATAGTGCCAATATTATGTATTTCTACTTTGGCATGCCGTCCGTATCAACTTTGAGTATCGACGTTGAGAACCTTGTTAGGTACTCAAATACCGAAGCGCTTTCTGGAGCTCGTAGTTCGAACTTCCAGGGGATGGTTGCTCTAGCGGAGTCTGGGAAGACTCTGCGTATGCTCATGAACCCCTTAAGGTCTGTGAGCTCCTTGTTAGGTTACGTAATTGACCAACGCAAGCAGCGACGCAATCTGAAAATTGATCAGATGTTGAATGGTGCTGTCCGCATTAATGGCCGTGTGTTTACCAAAACAACTGGTCGCGGGCGCCATCGTGGTCCTGGTCGAGAAGTTAAGACAAAGTATCCCAATATCGTTGTCCCCATTGGGGATGCGATCAGCGGTACTGTTTTGATGAATAATCTCGGTCTACGCCCACTTATGATGGACATCGACTTCATTATGAATCAAGTAAGCCAGCTTCACACAAAGTCCGAGAGACAGACAAGCCGCGGGGGTGAATCCGATTCCCGTAGCGCCACGTCGTCAGCAACGCTGACGTATGGGTCTGGTCGGTTTACGATAGAAACCACCTGGCGGACAGAAGTGTCCGTTCGGAGTTTCGTGTCGTACTTCGATAAGTTTGACGTTCTCCTCGATCATGGTGCATCGATTTATGATGTGCCTAGTACCGCGTGGGAACTAATTCCTTTCTCTTTTGTTCTAGATTACTTTGTGAATGTAGGACAGGTACTGGAATCATACCGAGCTTTGGCCACCCAAAAGTTTTACAATGGGGGCCATACCATCAGAATTGACAACTCTGTAAGTCGTCGTTTCACAGGGGGCGTTGGTGTTGCACCCTGGACGATGTCTCGTATTCCAGTAGGCGGAGACGATCTGCACGTTATAACCAAAGCGCGCAGCATTCAGTTTCCCGAGGCCGGGCTGGCCTTTAAACCGCTAAGCGGGGCATTCCGCCCCACAGTTGTCCAGAACCTTCTGGGCTTAACCGTTCAACAGCTAATCCACCTCAAGGGTGGCAATACTGGGAAAACAAACTTTTACTGAAAGGGACTTTAATGTCCATTACCGTCAGCACCAAAACCTACGCCCTGGACTCGTACACTACGCCCGATCGGGCGAAGTACGTGGGTCCAGCGAACACCGCATCTGTCAAGGACGTGGTCTATATGAGCCGAGTTGCGCCCAAAAAGACCAAAGACTTCGACGGTGTCGTTCGCGCTGCTGAGAAAACCGTGAAAAGCGTTGTCATCAACAACATCACGCGTGACCTCATCGCTGAGACGTTCTTCAGCTATCCCGTTGGTACTCCGGCCGGCGACGTGACTGCGCTCCGCGTTGATCACACCAGCCTCCTCTCTGCCGCCCCCACACAGCTTCTCGTGGATAAGGCACAGATCAATCACTAGGTGGGAACCCAGGGATTGATAGGATGGCTGGCGATCCTTGCGGTCGCTCTTCTCGTCTTAAGGCCCGACATCGGGGGTTATCCCCGTTTTCATGGAGTATACTATGAAACACAACCAACAACGCCCTAAAAGGGCGAGGATAAATCCGTCCGCAGTTTATCGCGCGACGGTTGAGGCCTACGTGTCCAACCACTGTATGGGGTACAGCTGGGCCCATCGCGCAATCGGAGCGATCCGAAACCGTGATTGGGAACGGCTGCTTGCCATAAGTGAGGAAGTTGAATCAAACCTCACTCATGAGCTAACCCATGACGAAAGCTGCCACACAGAGTATGGCGGAATGCAGTCCTTTCTCGCTGCTAGTCAATTTGTTGCACTTGTCTCTAAGTACCAGTTTTCACGGGCTGAAACGCCCTCTTTCGATCCTGATGCTAAGGCAATCGAGAACTTTCTCGCTGCCGAACGCCGTAATAAGCGTTTGAATACCATATTCTTAGCCCATCTCAGGAGAGGAACAGAGAGACACTGGTCAGTAAGCTATGTACGTGATGTATTTTGTCGCGTGCTAGGTAAAACTCCTTTCTATGAGAGGATATACGACAGGTGTGACTTCAGTGGTGGTGCCAGCGTGCTAACTAACGGATCCAATACCTGTCTCCCGATGAAACTTGGGGGGCTGGGACGGATATCAGGCAGCATTGAGGCATTTGCTCACTTCAAATTGGCCCTATGGCGCAATTCCCATTACAGGGAGCTGTACTGTGAGGCTAGAAACGGGTTCGTGTGTTATGATCGTGATGTTTTCGATCGTACACTTGACTCACTGTTTGAAGAAGCAGACTACAACATACTTTGCGTAGTACCAAAGAAGGCAAAGTCCGGGAGGACTATTGCCAAAGAGCCTGAGGTACAGAATTTCCTCCAGAAGGGGGCAGATCTTGAGATGCGGGATTTACTCCGCGAGTGTCTCAATATCGACCTGTCCACACAAGAGGTGAATCAAATCATGGCACTAGAGGGATCCGTTCAAACAATGGATCCTTATGTCACCCTTGATGTTAAAGGGGCGTCAAACTCTGTGCTGACCGAAGCGATTCGTTCTGTGACACCACCGCGCTGGTTTAAATTCCTTGACCAGCTCCGGTCCCACCACTACAGACTGCAAGGCACCACGGAGAACATCCCGTATGAAATGCTATGTAGCATGGGTAACGGCTTTTGCTTTCCACTCGAAACACTGCTGTTTGCGGCAATTTGCATAGCCGCTTGTAGGCATTGTGGCGTCCCTTCCGACTTTAGGTGTTACGGCGATGACATTGTTGTTCGTCAGTCCGTTGCACTTGTGGTTATTGAGGCGCTAAACGCTTTCGGATTCCAAGTAAACAGGGATAAAACCCATGTATTTGGCCCCTTCCGCGAGTCTTGTGGAGCTAATTGGTACAATGGCCAGGATGTAACACCTGGATACTACAAGGATCGCGTTATGGACCGCACAGGTCTGTACGCATTACACAACACATTAAGAGACTACCACAGTGTATCCGTGGTCGTGCGCAGCTTTGTGCACAAGCCTCACCTCGTCCCGGACGACAAAATGCATGCCTTTGTAACAAATCAGGCGTGTATCGTTCCGCAAGACGTGGCTTTGTGTGGCCCGCGAACGTACTGGGATAGGTCAATCCAAAGATTGAGGTATCCTATCTTAGTACCCGTACCAGTCGGCATCAAGCCTTCTGTGTACTTAGCTGGTCTCTTCTCTAAAGCCTCAAACCCTAACGGGCGAGAGGACAAGCTTTGGGAGGAAGCTCTTGTAGCAATAGCGGTTATGCGGGGAAGTACATCCGCATCGCCGTACCATTATCGTGCTAAGGTCGATTTCCATGAGGAACCGGCGAAGGCTAAGACGCCTAAGCCGTGCTCACACGAGGAATTGGACTGGTATAACAACCAGTCGACCTTATATCTGCACGCGCGCGCGGTCGCCAAGACCTGGTGGCCGAACCCTGCGAATGCTAGACGCGCAGGTTAACCCTTATATCGCCCCGCGAGGGGTTTTATAGGATCGTTATGGTCGGAGGATATCCGTAATTGGGG